AAACGCCAAGTGCATTAGCCGTTTCAGTTGGCGTTCCAAGTCGCTTAAGAACTTCATTAAATATATTCATAGCTCAAAATTCTACACTTGTAGATATTATAAATCAACAACTGTATTTAGTATTTTTTCAACAAGTGTTTAATATATAAATATGGCTATCGGTAAAAACATAAGATTTCACAGAAAAGTGCGCTTAGGCTGGACTTTGGAGCGGCTTGAGATTGAATCTGGCGTTGACAGAGGAACCATTAGCGCACTAGAGGTAAGAGATAGCAGTAAATCAGACCACTTCCAAAAAATAGCTCAAGGCTTGGGGTTAACCTTAGAGCAACTTTCAATATCACCTGAAGATTGGGATTTGACTAGCATTGATGCTAACAATCCAAAAACTAACGCAGATGAATTTACAATCAACCAATATCACGATGTAAGAGGCGCAATGGGTCAAGGTTTAGTGCTTCGAGGTGAATCTGGGCAAATAACAGGGTGGAAAGTAACGCCTGAGTGGTTGAACAAGAATGTTCCGTCTAATACAGGGAATAAGAATTTGGCTATCGTTACAGGCTTTGGTGATTCAATGAGGGGGATGTTTAACTCAGGTGATCCGCTGCTTGTTGATTCTGGCGTTAAAAGCTTGGACTATGACGGCGTTTACTTTTTTAGAATCGGTGATGAAGGCTTCATCAAAACCCTTCAAAGAATACCAGGTGAAGGCATCAGGGTAATTTCTGAGAATAAGAAATATGAAACATGGACCATTACTAAAGAAATGGATTTTGAAGTCTTTGGCCGCGTGTTGAAAGTATGGAAAAGCGAAGAGTTTTAGAATGGATAGATTAGACAGCGCAATAGAAGAAACAACAAAATCAAATAATACAAGTTCAAAATACAATTTTGATGAAATTTTAGAAGATATTCAAGCTGAGAAAATTGCACAAGAAAAATTAAAGTACAAAGAAGTTTACGCAACGCCTACACAAGAATATGAACAAAATAAAAACAATAAAGAGCTTATTACTGGAATAGGAATAATAATTGTTGGACTTATTACGTTGTTTTTTGCTTTTACAATTGCTAAAAAACTTTTAACTTACTTGCAGACGCAATCACATCAAATAAGATTGATATTTTTTATATCAGTTTTGTGGATTATATTAATACCAGTGCTGGCAATTTTTATAAATGAATTTGATAGATATGGTTTTGATGAGCCTCATGTAGTAGTTTTATTAACAATAAGCGTACCATTTTTTATTTTTATTGCATATTTTTTAGCTAAGAAATTAAAATTAAATTTTATAAGCTCTGATAAATCATGAAAATATTACTTATATTGGCCCTGTTAATTTCAGGTTGCGCAACAACCACTAAACTATCTAGCCAAGCTAAATCCATTCAGGTCATTGAACAAGATAGCGTTTTAATAAGCAAATGCAAAATAATAGGATCAGTTAACTCTATAAAAACAGAAATACTACCTGCCGACAATGTTTATAATTTAGCTTTAGCTGACACATTAGAACAAGCTGCGGCATTAGGTGCAGATGCAATTACTATCACCAATGTAGAACACAGTGCATGGATTGCTAACGCAGTAAGAATTCAATCAACAGCACTCAACTGTTACCACTAGAAATATCTCAATAAACAACCTGCTTCGGCAGGTTTTTTTACGCCTGAAATTCCCCGATTTAAAAATAAATCTGCACTTGTAGAAATAAATTCTCTACAAGTGTTGACATAAATAAATCTACAAGTGTAGAATTCACACATCGCAACAAAACACCGTTTCGATACTTTCTCCCAGGTTAGCGAGTGGGAAATTTTATAAAGAGTACCGCTCGCATTTTTTTAGGTGAATGAAGATGAATAAACAGATTTCAGAAAACACAGACGTTCGCACAGTTGAAACGCTAATCAGAGAAGCATTGGCGTTAGGTTTAAAAGTGGTGCATCGCCCTGATTCAGTTAAGGCTGCGTAATCATGGCTAACATCAAGCGCAAACAATCTACCTGCCGCTGTGAAGCGTATAGCTTTCCGCATCGCCAAGATAGCAAAGCATGTCGTGAGCTTTATAACCATTCTCACGAATCAGGCTACGAAGCAGACAGTATTAAAAGCTTAGGCCTAACCAGCTTGTTTGCACTTGATAACCGCCAGCCAGTGAGGTTTTAACGATGAAAACAGCATACACAACATTATGGGTAGTTATTGGGTCACTAGCCTTTTTCGCCCTACTCTCTTTGGTTGCTTATGTTGAGCAAGAGGCAGTGAACAAAGAGCACGAAAAATATGAATCAAGGTAAGCAAAATATGAGTTTTAGAAGTTACTACAGGCACCTAAGAAATGAAGGTGTAGGCAGGTTAGAGAGTTTTATAAGGTCAATTAAGGTTAATTTTTAGGAGTATTCAAATGAGTACAGCATTATCAGAATCAAAAACAGGCTTTAGCCTTGCACCGCAGAACATAGAAGAGGCGCTTAAATTCGCTGACATGCTAAGCAAATCAAACCTAGTGCCAAAAGAATTTATTGGCAATCCGGGCAACATCCTAGTGGCTATTCAGTGGGGCATGGAGCTTGGCTTACAACCAATGCAATCAATGCAGAACATCGCTGTAATCAATGGCCGCCCATCTCTCTGGGGTGATTCAGTTCTAGCATTAGTTAAAGCTTCACCAACATGCGAATACGTTGTTGAGGAAGTTGGCGATAACGGTGCAACTTGTAAAGTTAAGCGCAGAGGTGAGCCAGAGCAAGTGCGTCACTTCACTGTAGAAGATGCCAAGAAAGCTAGCTTATGGGGCAAACAAGGCCCTTGGACAAACTACCCAAAACGTATGCTTCAAGTGCGTGCAAGGTCATGGGCATTGCGTGACGTATTTCCTGATGTATTGCGCGGTATGCCAATTGCCGAAGAGTTGCAGGATATGCCAAGTGAGAAAGATGTAACGCCAGCGCAAGAGCCAGCCAACACGAAAGCTGAGCCAGTAACGTTAGACGATGCAACCTTCAAAACAATCGCTGATAAGTACCGCGAATCAGTAGCAAACGGCAAGAAAACTGTTGAAGGCTTTGTTGCTTGGATTGAATCAAAAGGCGCTTTGATGACAGATAAACAGAAAAAAGAAGTGGCTAGCTGGGCAGTTAAAAAGCCAGACGTTGTAGAAGGTGAAGCAACAACTGTAACAGATGACTTTACATCAGCTTATGAACAAGCAGAAAGCGAGAACGCATAATGAAACGCACCGTATTGAATTTACAGCAAGGCACTGACCTTTGGTTATCAACACGCGCAGCTAGTGATGGCACAGCATCAGAAGCGCCAGCAATGAAAGCTAAAAGCAAATACCAAACTCGCACAGCCCTATTAGATCAGCGCAAAACTGGCCTAGCAAAAGAAGTTGATGCACATACGCAAGCAATCTTTAATAAAGGCCACGAAGCAGAAGCAAAGGCACGTTTAATCGCAGAAGAGATTATTGGCGAGGAGTTATCACCTACAACATACATGGTTGAAGTTGACGGCTTAAAACTAATGGCAAGCTTAGACGGTATCACATTTGATGATTCCATCATCTGGGAGCATAAGCTATGGAATGAATCGCTTGCAGAAAATGTGCGGAACAAAACGCTTGATGAACACTACACCATCCAACTAGATCAGGAATTACTAGCATCAGGTGCTACTAAATGCCTATTCATGGTTTCAGATGGCACACGCGACAAATGCGTATCTATGTGGTACGAAACAACAGGCGAGAAAATCAGTGACTTGGTAGAAGGCTGGAAGCAGTTTAAAACGGATCTGGTTAACCATGTGCCAACGGTAAAGGTTGAAAAGGTAGAAGCTGAAACAATCAAAGCTCTACCAGTGCCTAGCGTTGTGGTGCGCGGTGAAATTACTGCATCAAACCTAACTGAAATCACACCGCAGTTTGATACCTACCTAGAAAGCATCAAAACAGAGTTAAGCACAGACCAAGACTTTGCAGATGCCGAAGCCAACGCCAAAAACTGCCGCGAAATGGCAAAGCGTATCGAGGCTTTGCAAGAAAACATCATCGGTCAAATGGTGACAGTTAACGAAGTCAACGGCGTGCTTGGTAACTATAAAGAGGCATTTAACAAAGTTGGCCTACGCTTAGAGAAAGCAGTTAAAGAGCAGAAAGAAACGCTCAAAACGCAAGCGATCATGAAGGCTAAGCTTGAGTATGCAGACTTTGTAACTGCATTAAACAAAGATATTACCGTGGTGCTCTCAACACAATTGGTATGCCCAGACTTTGCGGCTGCAATCAAAGGCGTTAAGACGCTGGAAACAATGCAATCACGTATCAATAGCGCACTAGCTAACGGCAAGGTTGAGGCCACTACCCTAGCGAATGACGTTAAAACAAAGATTGCCTTCATCGAAGAATCAATCAAAGGCTACGAGCACTTGTTCAAGATTGATGCAATCGTATTTAGCAACATTGACTACATCAAGCTACACATTCAATCAGTAAAAGATGCTGAGGACGTGCGCAAGGCTAAGCATGAAGCCGCAATCAAAGAGCAGGCAGAAGCAGATGCACGCGCCAAAATTGAAGCTGAGAACAGAGCTATATCCGAGGCCGAAGCCAAAGCTAAAGAGGCTGCTGAAATTGCCGCTGCGAAAGCCGAAGATCAAGAACATATTGCCAGCACCGGCAAACAGATACCAGACGGTGACGCAATCACTAACGAAACAATCAACCAAGCTGACTTTAACAATGTATTTGAGGTTAAAGAGCAGCCTGCAGTACAAGTCGGAAGTGTGCGCCCTACTGCTCAAACAATTATTAACCTGGTAGCAAATACATACAACGTTGATACAGCTACGGCTAATCGCTGGTTGGCTCAATCGTTTGGCGAGTTGAAGGCGGCTTAAAGAATCCCATAGAGGAGTGCTGCGCGGTTTGTCCTAAATGGACTTTGCCTAACGTAAACCAAATGGAGCGTTGAACAGTAGCCGATTGACTGGCGTAAGCAGTCACATGAATTAAGCCGACTTTATAACGTGGCGCATCACTAAAGCCAATGCGTAGGCTACCTCTAGCGGGGTTAAGTCGGTTTAATTGATGGGTAAATAGTAGGCGTAGATGCAGCAATGTGGAGCCGAACGTTTTGGACTGGAGCCTTGATGCTATGAAAGTGCTAAAGCCCCATCACCAATTTTATGAAAGGTAGATCATGGCAAGAATAAGAGTAACTTTTGAAGCAGATTTACCAGCAGATGCTAACTATAAAGAAACTTTAGAGTGGGTAAATTTTGAGCTAGGTGCAATCGGTGGAATGAGTAACTCACCTCTAAGCACTTACGACTTAGAAGCAATCCGTAGCACAGTGACGATAGAGGAAATATAGCCATGGCAAAACATAAAAATGCAAAAGGTAGCAAACGAAACTCAAGGCGTGATCGAGCAGAACAAAAACGGACACCGTGGCTATGAAAAAGCGTAACAAAAAATACAACCCTAACAAGCATCGAGTAGAAGTGAATGCCGCATTTAAAACCATCAACCTAGCCAAGCCTGTCAGCGATGAAGCAAAGGTATTACTTAACGAGCAGATTCACGCTGCGTTGGCCGCAATAACTAGAGGTGCAGGCACACCAGCGCACTTTGATGTATTGGCTTCTACGGTAGATGTAGTTTTCATGATGGCCATGAATCTGTTTAACGATGCTTACCAGAGTGAAATTGATGCGGCTAGACAGGCAATGTTTAGGCTAAAAGACAGATTCCATAAGCACGGAACATTTGGTTTCGATGGCGTAGGTTACAAAGCCGTTGCTGAAATCGTAGCGATTCACGATCAGATGATGAATCACGTAACCGGCGCAGAGGTTTTGCAGTTTATGAATGCCAGAGCGAATGCAATTAAAGGCGGCAATTTCTACAAAAGTGAACATGAAAGGTTGGCGGCATGAGGAATCGAGTATTGATAAGCCTTGCTGTTATGGCAATGCTTAGTAGTAGAGAGGTCATGATTCAGGCTCCGAAGCCATATGAACCTGAAATTCAAGCTTGGACACCAAGAAAAGGTAACGGAAACCAAAACGGAAAACGTAAGCGCAACCCTGATAGATGGCGCTAATTTAAGGATATTGAAATGACCACAGAAATGAAAAGCAGGTTGCTAGGCATGGTTTTGGAAACGTGCAGAAAACACGGAATGACCGCTAAGGATGTTCAGGAAGTATTCAACAAAAGAACTATCGAAGGTGGCATGAAAATATTGGAGCATAAAAATGGCTAAGAATTATTTTACTGATGAGCAAATAAGAGCTGTAATTTTAAAAAAACTAGAATCTAACGGTGTAGATATTACTGAAGCTATAAATCTACCTAGCGAAGAAGCTGTATCGCATCTAAAAGAGTTTGCAAACCTAGCAGTAGAGACAGCGATTGGTGACGCTGTAGCGCAAGTATTTAGACATGATGCACAGAGTAAAATAATACCAAACGATACGTTTGTTGCAATAGTTCCGCATGGTCGTATAAATCCTCCGCAAGGTACAAAGCTCTACTCAGTCAAAGAATTGGATAACTAACATGAATAATATTATACAAAAACCATTCTCAGTATTCAGAGATGAAGACGATAAATTATATATCGTAGATGATAACGAAAGAATTGTTTTAGCTGACGCCTTCGCATATGACAAAGGATTGAATTCAGAAGAGAGAAAGCTCAGTTCTCTAAACAGAATGGAAGATATTGTTCACGCATTAAATATGGGGTGGTAACTAACATGACACAAACAAATAATGAGCGCGAGGCGTTTGAAGCTTGGTATGCAAAAATGTATCCAAAAGTTGATAGCCTTACCCATAAAAATGAAATGTTGGGATGCTGGCAAGCAAGGGCGAAATTACCAATATCGCAGAACGAACAGCAAGAGGCGATAGAAGCTTTACATGAAAGAGATAGGCTAGGTTTCGCAGTAGCAGAAGTTATTGGAAAGCTAGATGAAGTAATTGAAGTGGCTGAAGATATTGAATTTGACGACTTCGCACATATCGCTATTCCATTGGAACTATGGAATGAGCTAAAGGATGCTTTGGAATTGATGCCAGAACGTGCTGATAACTATACCTCACCACCTAAGCAAGCGATACCAGAAGATGTTATTAAAGATGCACAACGGTATAACTGGCTAAAACAAAACTATCATGGTTTTGAGATGTTTAGACATTCAACCATACCCTATGTGACGCTAGACCGTGAGGTTGATAATGCCATGCTTAACGCAGCACCAACCAATACGGAGGTGGGGGAATGAGCAACATAAAAACATTTTATAGCACTGATGATGAGATTTTCAATAAAGAAAGCATCGGTGATGTTGTTGATGCTTTAAACGATGAGCATGAAATTATTCTTGGGATGGAGTATTTCAGCCATGAATTTAAGCTTGTAAGCCTAAAGCAGTATCTTAGTACCAGCAATATATTAGAAGATGCAGACCAGTACCTATATGACAACGTTGGTAATGAGGATGGCGATTTTGATGTTTTCACTGATGTTAGCGAAGAGGCAAAAGCTGAACTAACGGAACTATTAAATAAATGGGTAGATAAACATTTGAGTAACAAAAATATCTATGAGCCAATAGGAAAATCAACAACGCATGTGATTATGCAGGAAGATATAGATTAACCAATGAACATTAACCAAGGCGCTACGCTTACAAATATCAATGAAAAGTTTGAGATAGCTGCTAAAGAAAGTTTTAGTGGTTATGTGGAGTGTGAAAAATTATCAAACGGCACATACAGCAGTGTTTTCACTAGTGGATTATTCAAACTTTACCAAGCAGCCACCAAAGTCAGCGAGCAACGCATACAGGAGCTGGAGGCTGAAATTAAACATTTATTAGCAGACCATTTAAGCCATTCAGACATTTATGAACAATATTGCAAAATGTCTGAAAAGAAAATATTAGAACTAACTGCATCTAACAATCAATTGAGGGAGGCTTTGGAGGTTGAGTGCGGAGGTAGGTGCAATGCTGAATATAACCCATGCAATGCAAGATTAGTCTTATCCTCAACCCCTGCCAAATCACTAGCAGAGCATGATAATCAGTTGATTCAAATGTGCGCGGATAAAGCGGAAGAAATGGCACTTTATGCAGGCATAGATATAGCAGAAGCAATCAGATTGCTGAAAGTAACGCCATGACTAGAGAGTTTCACGTTATATGGTCTGGCGGCACCAAAGAAGCAAAAGGGTTTTCTCAGGCCTCGCAGCTAGCAAGCGAACTATTTAAAAAAGGCCTTGAACCTGAAATTAAGATTAAGTACAAACAAGATAAGTTGGAAGGGAAACAAGATGAAAAACATTTATGAAATTAAAGACTGGATGGAGTACCTAGGCGCAAGCCGTGCAACAGTATCACGCTATATTAAGTCTGGGCTTATTCCAAAGCCAGACCATATAGAGCCTCGCCCGCGCTGGAATAAAAGCCCTATGACACTTGGGCTTCAATCCAATCAGAATAGAATTGCATCATAGCGATTCTATGTTCAAGATACTCAGCACGATTATATGAAGCTCGCACATCATCTATTTCATTGTGTGCGAGTTGGCGCTCGATCCAATCTTTATCAAAGCGCCTACGACCATCAATCGTTTCATTATTTAGCACAGTTGATGCTAATGCCCTAAAGCCGTGGCCTGTCATCTTGCCACGATAC